CCCAACCTCTTGGATTATATAATTATTTGCAGGATGATAAGGAATTTGTATTGCATAGTGGATATGGTTTGCGTATTGTTACTAAGGATTTTCAAGGTCACCTTGAAATTGGTAGCATGTGTGTTGGAACCTCAAATACTACAATAAGATACGTTGTTGATTCATATATTGATGAAGATGATAAATTACAGGAAGATACTATTATAATGAATAGTTACATACCTTACCCAGCTGTTACAAAAGCTGGTAATTCAGGTGCCCCTGTTTTCATTGAAGGAAATAATGGTAAAGCTGTCTTAATTGGATTGCATATAGGTATTTCTACAACAATAGGAAAATCAACTAGTATAGCACTTAAGATAAATAAAGGTTTCTTTGATGAAATCTTACCAACTGTCAAGTTGCAAGCAGCAGATGTTATTTTTCCTTTAAATGTTATTAAGTAGTTGACCGAGGATGTCACATATCCAGAAGATCAAAGATTAGACAATCTTGGTTTCATGGATGGGATGGACTTCCAGAGCAAATTCCAGCTCGTTTAGGAAAATTTGAAAGTAATGGTATTACAATAGATCCATTAATAAATGCAACTTTAAAGTTACATCAAGTTCCTACACCTCCAACATATTTGCCAAGTTTCCTCATGGAAGAATTATTTAGTTATTACCCTCGTAATAATGGTAAAGTAATTTCTTGGGAGCAATGTATAAATGGTGATTCACAAATTGGTATGACAGGTATTACAAGTGCAACATCTTGTGGTTATCCATACAATTTACACAGTACACATGGAAAATTTCCATATATTGTGAGAAAACCTGATAATACATTAGATTATAGTCCAGAATTTTTAGAAGAACTAATTGAACATCAAAAGTGTTTACAAAAAGGTCAACAAATAGAAGTTCTATGGGCAGATACTCTTAAAGATGAGACACGTTTAATTTCCAAAGTAGAAGAAGGTAAAACAAGATTGTTTACAACTTGTCCGTTACATTACTTATTTTTGGTTAGATTATACTTCTTAGATTTTGTTACTTATGTACAAAGTCAGGCATCTCGAAAGCCAGTATCAGTAGGTTTGAATGCTCATTCTTTAGAATGGACTGAAATTTTTACAAGATTGAATCAAACATCTAAATCAGTTATTGCAGGAG